TTTGCGTATTTACAAACTAAACAGAATGCGTAGTTACTGTGCGCATGAGCGAAGAGAACAAACCCAAGACAGTTGCTGAATTCCTCGAAGTGGCTGAGCGCGCCCAGTTTCAAAAGGAGACAGGGTTTTCGGTTCAGCTCGTCACACGCGCAAAACGTGTAGGCCTGTTCCCGGCCCACTGGTTTTGGACAGTTCGCGAATACTGCGACAGGAGGGGAATCGAGGTCCCTGAGCATCTTTTCAAAGGTCATCCCGACGCTAGTGGAAAGGAAGCCGCATGAGCCGCCCCCGTTTGACCTTGATTGTGAACAATGATGTGCCATGCCCGCAGAGTGCGGCGGGCGCTGGCCAAAAATCTTGGTCAAATCAGTTTGACCCCTATGCGCTGAAGGTCAACGCTCCTGATCTGTGGTCGGCCTATTTCCGCGCCCGGTTCCGCAGCCCGCGCGAGGTCGCGCTGTTCTGCGATGTCAGCTTTCAGACCGCGCTGAACTGGTGGGGGGCGGTGACCGCCCCCGCAAGCCATATCGCGCTGCTGGTCATGCTTACCGACCCCGGCGCGCCTGAGTTCTTTGGGCAGGCGTTGGAGCGGGCGGCGTGACGGGCCCCCAGGATCAGCGGCAGGGCGCTGGGTGCGAGCGGCGCCACCATCACGCCGTCACTTGGCGCGAGACGTGGTCGCGCGCGCAATTGACCTTTGGGTTGCCATCGTCACTTGGCGTGGTGGGTTGTGGTTGTGCGGGTCCCCAACCTTCCTTGATTGGCCCCTTGCCCAAAGCGGTAAGAGCCAATGCAGCGGTCTTGGGATTCCCGCCGTCCGACGGCTTCGGATTTTGTGGTTGGCCGGGGCCCCAGCCTTTTTTTTCCAGGTCTCCATCTGAGGCATGGGTAAACGGGAAGTTCATTTCAGCTTTTTTCCTTTTGGGAGCGCCGGGTGAGAGCCAGTGCGCGTTTCTGTTTGAGCTCACAGAGCTTTTGGTAGTCCCAGCCATCGAAGCTCCAAAAGTTCTTCAAAGGCAGGTGCCAGACGGGAATGTGCATGCGCTGATCCTTGGGATAGTGACCCATGGCAGCCAGAGCATCGTTATATGCCTTGGTATCTATTGCTCGCATCACCGGCGGTTCATCTGCCATTGTTACAGAGAGCGCTGCCTTAGCTGCGGCTATGTCCGCGGCGGCGGGTTCCTCAATGGCCTGAAAATCAGCCAGAGCTTTATAGAAGTCGCGCTGCAAGACTTGATGCACTCGGGCGCGTCCGCCGAAATCAAACGTCAACTGCAAAGCGCCGATCACCGCAGTTGCGGCACCCAGATGCACGGTTCGAATTCCGTATGGAGTGAGCAGGTCGGAGATCGTCGCGGCGCCCAGAAGGACCACGAAGAAGTTGAGCCACCGTGCCCAGCTCTCGAAGGTCCTGCGTCGGGCGGTGTGGTAGAGTGCATTACGCAGGGCGTTGAATTCAAAGTTCTGGGCTTCGTGTTCCATTTTCAGTCGTCCTCTGAATCTTCTTCTTTTGGTGGCTTCGGTTGGCCGGGGCCCCAGCCGCGTTTTTCGGTTCCGGCCGCAGACGGCAGGCTTCTTTCTTCAAGCATCTCAGATGCGCTCCTTTCTTGTGTGCGAAGGAAGGGGTGTAGCGGGTCGCGCGTGCGAGGCGCGGCCCGCAACCAGACTATAGACGCGGTAAACATGCTGTCTACTGGCGGTTGTCCCGAATGGATGCGACGCCATAGTTTTCATCCTGCCAGTCCTCCTCCCAAGGGCGGGATGAATGCGCGCGGCGGGGCATATGCCCTGCCGCGCATCACCGGACAAGCGCCGGGTGAACCTGCCGCTGGGCATCACGGGACAGCGGGACAACAAGGCAGCACTGACAACCGGACCTGGCGCGCCCTGTCTGGGTCATTTGTATCCGGTAAGTGCGGCCACCGGGGTGCAGGCAGGTGCCAGAGGCGGGTTCCCCCGTCACTGCCTACAATTCACCAGAGGGCGGGCTGATGGGAAAGCGCAGCTCTTTCCAGCGTCGGAAGAACGACGCATACCTGACCTTCGACAAGCGGGCCTATCCGCCATTGCTGCGACACCTGCCGCCGCGCGTGAAGTTCTGGGAGCCTTGCGCAGGCCGCGGAGATATGGCGCTTGAGCTGATGGCCCAGGGTCACCATTGCGTTGTCGCTACCGATATCAGACCGCAGGATGAATGGATCTTTCGATCTGATGCCTTGACGGCCACGCCAGACGAGATCCGCGGCACAGGCGCCGAGGCGATCATCACCAACCCTGCTTGGACGCGTAGCATTCTGCATCAGATGATTGTCCAGTTTTCGGACGCGCTGCCGACCTGGCTGTTGTTCGATGCTGATTGGATCCACACAGCCCAGGCTCGGCCGTACATGTCCCGTCTTCGCAAGGTCGTGTCCGTAGGGCGCCTGTGCTGGATCGAGGGCACCAACCAGACCGGCAAGGACAATGTCGCCTGGCATCTGTTTGATCGGCCCGCCAGCGCCCCCACCGAGTTCTATGGGAGGGCAACATGGCCGAGCTGATCGTCGCCAAGGTTGAGCGCCTTTGCTTGCTCACCGACGCGCACAAGGCGCGCAGAGGCCACCGCAGCACCGCGCGCAACATGAAACGCCTGAATGCCGTCACGGCCCGCATAGCGGCCGCCGAGGGCAGCACAGGCCCCGCAGGAGCCGCCCAGCGCGCTGGGCGTAAGCAATCGAGCAACAGGAGCCAAGCATGAGCCACAAGGCAGTTAGCTGGGCACTGGATCAGCGGCATTTGAAGCCCGCCCCCTGGGTGGTGCTGATCCAGCTGGCAGACAGGCACAACAAAGACACTCTCCGGTGTGACCCGGATCAGGCCACCCTGGCCGCGGACTGCAACATGTCCCGCGCCACAGTGAACCGTCACCTCGACACTCTCGAAGAACTGGAAATGATCCGGCGTGTTCCGCGCATCGATCCGCGCACCGGCAAGTCGCTTTCCACCTTCTATATCTTGGGCCTCAACTTCGACCGCCCCCCACACATTGAAAATGCCGTGTCTCAAACTGAGACACGGAAAAATCGGGGGCAAAAAGAGAACAAATCTAGCGGCCATGTCTCAAATTGCGACACGGTTCCGTGTCTCAAAAAACGCGAAAACCATGTCTCAAAAAACGCGAAAACCATGTCTCAAAATGAGACACTAACCTTTGTAAGAGAACCAGTAAAAGAACCTTGCGCGGCTTCCGCCCCGCACAAATCAGATTTCGATTTTGATGGTTTCTTCGCTGAGTTCGTCGGCGCCTATCCCCGGATGGGCGACCCAGAGGCGACCGAGGAATCGCTGAAAGAAGCGCTGGGCGCTGGCGCTGAGCCGAAAGAGATTTTGGCGGGAGCTCGGGCCTATGCCACCGAGCAGGCGGGAAACAAACCGCGGTTCATCAAATATTCCGAGAACTGGATCGACGAGAAGCGTTGGCGCCAGCACGTCACAGCGCCGGTCGAGAGCGTTGACCCTCAGAAGGTGCTGGAAGCGCGGGCCCAAGAGATCCTCGAGCGCAAGCCTTGGGCGCGGACCATCAAGCCCAGCCAAGCGGGCGAGTGTATCGCGGCGGGTCTGGTCACGGCAGCCGACTGCCAGGCGGCGGGGATCAACGTATGACCAGCCCGCACCTCGACCCCGACACCCATGGCACCACGTTCGGCAAGATCACCGTGACCGTCGATCTGGAACTCGGCGATTGCATCATCATTGCCCCAGGCAAGGGGCTGGTCGGCCAGGAGGTTCCCAGCCGCAAGCGGTTCAACAGCCTCGATGAGATCCGGGCAGCCTACAGAACGCAAAACTGGTTGAGCCGGAAGCCGCAACAGCACCCCCACGCCGGAGACATGGCCAGCGCGCTCAAATTCGCCGGGCGCCAGCTGATAAACCATCAGGAAAGGAAGCGGTAAGATGCTCGATTTCGACGAGGCACCAGAAGGTTACAACGATTGGGTGAAGTCAGGGGGCGCCGGGGCGTCCGCTCACGCCATCGCTGCGCATCTAGTAGGCGCAGGAAGCCAGGACGGCAGTTATCCGCTCGACGCAGCCGATTTTGGCCGTTGCGAAAAGCTGCTCGACATGGTGCCCAGCCTGCGCGGCGAATTGCACCGCATGGCAGAGGTGAACGCATATTGGGCAGCTCTGGCGGCGCGCTGGGAAGAGATCCGGCGCAGCTCTGACAAAACCGGGATGATCAGGAAAATCGTTCAGCCGGTTCAGAAACCCGATCCGGGGCACATTCCGTTTGGTGAGGGGGTACACGTCCGCGTCGGCGCGAATGCCTTCCAAGGACAAGACGATGCGCCCACCGAAGGCCAGCTAAATTCCGAAGGCGATGCGCTCTATTTCCGCGCTGCTGCGGTGGTGGTGAGGGAACAGAAGGCCAGCACGTCTTTCATCCAGCGCAAACTTGCCATCGGCTACAACAAGGCTGCCCGCCTGGTGGAGCGCATGGAAGAGGCGGGGATCGTCTCTGCACCGAACAGCGTGGGCAAGCGCGAAGTGGCTACCATTGAGACCATCCGGGCCGCTATTGCTCTGCAGGCCGCCATTCCTGAGGACGCCGACCGCGATACCATCGTTCAGATGCTGACGGCAGCGACAGACGACATTGCCGCCAAAGAGCTGCAGAAGCAGCATGAGGCCCAGCGCAAGAAGAGCGGGAAGCCCAAGATGAAAGCTGATCCTGACTTCGACAGCGCTTCGAGCTCCGCGTATCGAGCCACCGCAAGCGAGCTGCGCCATTTCATCGAACGCTTCGAGCGCTTGGATGAAGAGAAAAAGACCATCGCTGAACAGCAAAAAGAGGTGATGGCTGAAGCCAAAGGGCGGGGATACGACACCAAGGTGATGCGCAAGATCATCGCACTGCGCAAGCGTGATCAAAACGACATCGCCGAGGAAGAGGCAGTGCTCGACATGTACAAAGAAGCGCTGGGCATGTGAGGACGCCATGACAGAACGTTTGACGGCAGAGCAGTACCGAGAAGCGCTGAGAGAGACATATCGCGAACAGGGGAAGGACAAGCGCCGTGTACGGGGAACACAGCGCACCACCACTGCAGACGGTATCACCCATGACAGCAAGACAGAGGCCCAGCGCTGGGCAGAGCTGCAGCTGCTGCAGTCGGCGGGCGAGATTTGCGGTTTGCGTCGACAAGTGGAAATCCCCTTGGAAGGGCGCGATGGCCCCATCATGACTGACAGCGGCAAGCAGCAGCGCGTTTATCGCGCGGATTTCACCTATGTCGACAAGCGGCTTGGCTGCGCGGTGATCGAGGACCGCAAGGGCCATGAAACCGACGTGTTCAAGCTGAAGCGTGCCATCTTGCTTGCCCAGGGCATGGAGATCCTAGTCACAAAGGCGAAGGGCTGACCTATGGGCAAGGTCGAGGATCTGAAAGCAGAAATCAAAATGCTGCGCGGACTTCTGGATCAGTCGCAACGCGCTGGGCGCCCAGCGCCGCAACGCCCCGCCCCGGCAGAGGTGGCCGCCCAGCTCGATCTGCCTGATGTGGTGCGCTACCCGCTCGCAGACTTCGCAGAAGGCAGGGGGCGCACTGTCAGCCTGCCAGAGAGTGTGGAAGAGATTGCCGAGGTGATCGGCCGCGGGCTGGCGGTTCGGCTTGTGGAGGGCACACGCGCGCGGGGCAAGCGCCGGTGGCGGCGGCAGTTGTACGTTCCTGCCGAGATCGCCGAAGAACACCGGATAGTTTCGATGATCGGCCTTGATGCTGCCCGCCGCCTGAGTTTCAGCCATGGGAACTGCATTCTCGAGCTGCCAGCATGTCACGCATTGCGCAAGGCGTATCTGGCAGACCACGCGCTGCGGCAGTGGGATGCAGGGGCGACCCTTAGCGAGATCGCGCAGGAAATGGGCATTGAGCAGAAAACAGCGAAAGCGTTGCTGGATGCGGCCGACTATTGGCGCAAACGGTTGGGGTAGGGAGGCCGCAATGCCAGGATTTGGATACCGATACGTTTCCCTTTGGCAGAAGACTGGGAAAGCACGGGCGCGCGCTACCTTTCTCGGCGGCGTCGTTGTCGAGGTGGAAGGGGAAATGAAGCATTTCTACCGGCTGGCCCCGAGTGCGCCGGAAAAATGCACAGGAGTAGAAACGAGATGGCGGCGCGCCCGAAGCCGCGACATAGCTGTGATCGCAGAGCTCAAGCTGCTGTGATGAACAGAAAGCCCCGCCAGGCAGCGGGGCTTTTTTGTGCATCGCAGATCATCAGGTGCGGATCGGCACTTCCAAAATCGGCCGAAGCGGCTCGATTTGTGTGGCATACTTACGTACGACCTGATCGTAGAGGTCAGCGACACGCTTGGCTTGTACAGTAACTACCATCGCGTAGCTCAGGTTTTCAGGAGGAGCGAAGTTGCGTCCTTCAAGTCGGGCGTTGTAGTGGATGTCGAAGCAAGGGTTGATCAGCGAGCTGCCGCGTTTACGTTTGACCGCATGAAGGCAGTTTTCCCACTTCCAGGCGTCGCGTCTTAATTCATCCTCCGTCGCGCCCGGTAAAGTTGATCCAAAGAAGCTGTCAGAATCCGGATGTACCTGTTTGTCGCGCGAAAACTTTGTGTCGTTGGGGCGGAAGGTCACTTCCAACCCGGCTTGGGTATAGTTTCCGGGGTGGTGCGGGTCTGTCTGGGTTTTGTAGCAGAGCGTGGCCTTGATGGAGACCATGCCGCTCATCTGCGCTGACGGAACAGGGATTGCTGCGCGGATATATTTTGCAGGCGAAATTTCGCCCTGGTACACAACCCGAAAAGTGTCGTCGTCACAAAGGATGACGTCGTTCAAGCTGCGCGCAACACGCCCCCAACCGATTTCTTTGTGATCCTGGTCACCTTCCTCGCATGTATGCACAAGGAGAGTACGAATGGCGAGATGGTTCAGGTTGCTTCCGAAATGGGCGCGAATGCCGGTGCCCAACCGCAAGACGCTTGGTGTGGCGAAGGACGTGCCTCCAGTCGTAGTGAGCGAGGGTGTCGCATCGGGTGCTACAACTACGAAGGGTCGGCTGAACTCGCCTCCGAAATCGACCAGATCGGGCTTCACTAGGCCTGGACTGCGCCCCGGTCCCTTTGAGCTGTAGGGCGCGCGCTGCCAATCCTTTCCCGGCGAATCGCAGGCGCCGATTGCCAAAGCGTTGACGCAGTCGGAGGGAACCTGAACACGGTCCAAGCCTAGTATGGAATCCCCCTCCCCATCGTTCCCGACGGCAATCATTGCCAATGTCGATACTCGTGACAGGCGGTCATCCAGAACGGCGGTCCAAGCGTGCACGTCATCGTCCTCTATGGGCAGGCAGGGGCCGAGACTCAGGTTGATGAAATCATACTCCTGGCTCGACAGCACGCCTTCAATCCTTTCAAGGATTTCGTAGAGCTCGTGTGGGTTTTGCCCCGGCTCTTCATCCAAAACTCGGTAATGGTCGATATTTGCATAGGGACGCGGTAAAGGCTCTTTGGTGTTGATGTGTCCAAACAAGGCCGCTGATGTCACACCAACGCCGTGTGACAGGTCATCGGCTGTTGCTGGGAGCATTCCTGGAAGTTCATGGGGTATCGCCCATTGGGTCAAAGGGTGGTTCTCCGGAATGCCTCCGTCAAAGATCGCCACCCGGACATCTTCTGACACGGGTCCTTCGGAGGGTAGTTCCAGGTCGGTAGTTGGAATTCCTGCCGAACGAATGGTCGGCCGTAGAATTCTCAAACCGGGCATTTGCCTCAAAGTTCGAACACCCGTAAAGAGTGCTATATCATTTGCTCGTTCCGCTGGCGCATCAAGTTCGAGGAAGCACAAACCTTTGGCGAAGAAGCGTCGGCCGAGGTCCACTTCGATTTCTTCGCTTTCAAGGTATTCTACGAACGCTTTAAGCATGCCTCGTTCTAGTTCGTTCGCATGCAGTACTGTTTCCAACGCCATTCGCCCTTGTTGGGGAAGTGCCCCTTTGATTTTTGCGTGCGGAGCTGGTGCTAGGACCTCTTCGATAGAAACGAGAGCCTTTGCGCTTCCTCTATTCGCGCGCCAATCCGGAAGTTGTTGGCTCCATGATCGGATAGCGGATCTGGGGCCTCTTGCGAATAGTTCGGTCGTTACGGCCGCTTCCGGTTCCCTGCCCCGTGATCGTTTTGCTGGGATTGTTTTTTTGGGGCGGCTACCAATCACTTCAATGCCCACATCCCGCATGAGTTCATGTGGAAAGTAGGATTTTGCAATGTATTCCGGGTTTAGCGTTAGCGAGATGACTGCCTCATCACCCGGGCAAGCCGCTTGAGGAAGTTCATCAATGCGAGATGACGCCTCTTTGACCATTGGCAAAAGCCTGCCGCGAGCCTCGCTGAATGTGTAAGGGGGATCCTTAGGGGCTCCACCACCTTTGATGACGATATCGTCTGTAAGGCGTTCACCCCGGCCTAAAAGAAAATTTTGCTTGCTCATAGCTGCCGGTTCAAACCTCTAAAACTGCTTCGTTTTTTAAATGAGTGCGGATCGTGTCGCGCGCGACTCCCGTGATTTCATGCGCTTTTCGCTGGGTTGCTAGGCCATTTCTGACCAGCCGGACTGCGATTTCGATGCGCTCTTGTTTCGAGTGCTCGTCAGTCGCGACGAGCTGAGAAAGGTAATGATCCAAATTTTTGCCGCTTAGTGCGGCTGAGCGGCGTGCAAGGGTGACTTCTCGTTCGATATCACTATAGGACCGCCCGAGCAAAGAGACCGATAGAATGTCGACCCAGGCGGACATATCCGGTGCGACTTCTTCAAACAGAGCCCCCAGAAAAGCCCGTATCCCCGCTTCCTCGGGCAGAGCGAAGTCAACAGGTTGTTCGAAGCGGCGCCATACTGCGGGATCAAGTAGATCGGAATGGTTGGTCGCTGCAATGAGCAGGCCTGAAGAAGGCCAATCGTCGAGTTGCTGAAGCAAAACTGTGACTAGGCGCTTAAGCTCTCCGATCTCTCCGGAATCGTCGCGGCGTTTTGCGATCGCGTCCAGCTCATCAAGCAGAAGAACACAATCAAAGGACTTCGCGTAGTCCAGCACATGCCTCAAATTTGATCCAGTGCGTCCGAGATAGCTGCTCATTACCGCGGACAGATCGAGGATAATGAGTGGGAGGCCAAGTTCCCGGGCGACCCAACGTGCGCCCAGCGTCTTCCCGACGCCGGGAGGGCCTGTGAATAGCACTGTTCGTGTCGGTTCCAGTCCGGCTTCCAGCAATGCACCGAGGTTTTGCCGCTCCTCAACCAGGCGGGACAATGTGCCCTGGACCCGCGCTGTGTAGACTGGCTCCATTTGTAGGAATGGTGTTTCCTCAACCCGTAACAGCTGGAAGCGAGAATCCGTGTCGGTTGGCAGAGCATTCTCCATGCCCTTGCGCAGGGGAGATGAGCGAGTTGGGTTTTTACGAAGTAGCTCTATCAAGGCGCCCGAAAATTCCTTATTCAGATCGCGGCGCTTCGCAATCCGATGCAGGTAAGTTTGGACGTCTTGAGTGCGTCCCGACAGTGCCACCCTTGCCAGATGGACGAAATCTTTATCCATTCCATCGCTATCGGCCATTCATTCACCTCAGTATCTTATTGTATTGATTTGGGTGGTAGCATAGGTGGAAGGAAAGAGGCTTTCAAACGAAAAATTCTTCCACCTGCGCACTTCTACTCGTAGGCGCGCCAGCGAATAGTTCTGGCTAGGCTCTTGGCTGTGTCCGGAGCCACCGTTGCGGCGTCTCCTCACATCCAGGTAACGAGGGGTAGGCGCCATGCAGGTGATTGAAGTGCAGCAGGTCAGACTGCCTGACAACAATGATCGGCCGCCGGGGTGGTTCCGATGCCCAAGCCTACATTCGAGGTCACATTGTCACCGGAGGCACATGCGGAAATGCTGAGTCGGATTACCGAGGCACGGGAACTTCCAGAGTAGAACTGCGGGTACAACCGCGGTTTCAGCGGAAAAACCGCCAGAGGTGACCAAAACTTATGCGCAAGAGAGTTCTCAAAACGAGCATAAGGGCGCGCGCATGACGCTAATCGAACGCATTGAACAGGCTTCGACCGGGCTGGCGGTCACAGCACTGGCGGCTGCAAGCTCCGGTGGGCTTTGGTTGGTGCGCCGCATCTTCACAAATCAGCAGCAGATCGAGCTTTTGCAGCGCGAGATCGAGGTGCGGGACGAACGCCGCGACGAGGACCGCGAAGCGCTGGCCGAGGTGCGCCAGGACGTGCGCGAGATGCGCGGTGAGATCCGCGAAATCCTTCATCGAAAGTGACCGGGCAAAGCCCCGGTGGCGGGGTGAAAGGAGAGCATTGTCATGACCCTCATCGAAAACTGGAAACAAACGCTTACAGGTGCGTGGTCGGTGCGGCTGATCGCGCTGGCGTGTCTGATCTCGGCCGCGCCGGTGTTTGTTTCGCTGGTGTCGCCCGGCCTGTTGGGTATCGATCCCATCGTCTTTGCCGCGCTGGCTGCCTTGGTGAACGCATTGGCCATCCCAGCGCGGCTAATCGCACAGGCGGGTTTGTCCGGCATGCTGAGGGAGTTCCGGACCGATGACAGCGGCTCGGTGTCCCGGCGCAGCGTCGGCGTCCTGGGCGCTGGTGGCGTTGCACTGGCCGCCGCGGTCACCTTTATCGGGCAATGGGAAGGGTTGCGGACCTCTGCCTATCAGGACGTGGTAGGCGTCTGGACGGTCTGCTACGGCGAGACCAAGGGTGTGAAGCCGGGCGACAGCCACACCAAGGCGGAATGCGACCAGATGCTCGCGCAAGAGATCGGGCGCTATGAAGCCGCATTGGATCGCTGCCTGACCGCCGATGTGCCGGTCGGCATGAAGATTGCGCTTGTGTCCTGGACTTACAATGTCGGGGCAGGCGCGGCCTGCCGCTCGACGCTGGTTCGCAAAGCCAATGCGGGCGACCTGGTCGGTGCCTGCCATGAACTTCCGCGCTGGAATCGGGCTGGTGGCAGGGTGTGGCGGGGGCTTACAAACCGGCGGCTGTCCGAGCGCAACATGTGCCTTGAAGCGGTTGCTCGGGCGGCATGATGCGCTTGCTGCCGGGCCTTTGTCTCTGTCTAGCTCTGGCGGCCTGTGGATCGGTGGCCGGGAAACTGGCGGGCGCTATCGGAGGCAGCCCAAACTTGGCAGCGAATGTGCAGGCCGGGCGCACCAACGCGCAAACGGTGGGGCAGGCCGAGTTCTCCGATCAACGGATCATCAGACCGCAGGCGCGCAGCATTGAGCAAAGCGCAGGCCGCACGAGCGTGCGCAGCGACAGTGTGCAGACCATCGTCGTGCAGGAAGACCCGCCGCCCTGGCTGCTGCTGGCGGCCCTGGCTGGTTGGCTGCTGCCGACACCTGCGCAGATCGGCGGCGCGGCGGCGTCTGTCCTCCGCCGAGTGCTTTCACGGGTCCTTCCCAGGGGGGAACGCCATGTGGGTTCGCGTATGCGCAAAAAATCATTTGTGCGTGGGGCCGGGGGATAGGGTTGTTTATTATATAGCCCGCGCAAGCTGCTGACGCGAAACGACAAATCCAACTGAGAAAATAAAGTTACGAGGTCTCGGCCCGTTTGGGCGATTTTTATAAGGATGGGCGCAAGTGGCTGTGAATAAAAAGAAAGTACGGGGCAGGGAAGTAAACCGCGCCGAGCTTGCGGAAATCAACGGGGTGTCGCTGCCGACCGTCGACGAGTGGGTGCGCCGGGGTTGCCCGGTGGTGCAGCGCGGCGGGCGCGGACGGGCCTGGAAGTTCAACACCGCCGAGGTGCGCAGCTGGCGGGATGATGACATCCGGGCGCAGGCCGACCATGGCCCCAGCGCCACCAAAGAACAGCTGATCTTGCGCAAGCTGGCAGCCGAGACCGAACAGGCCGAGCTGGATCTCGCCAAGGCCCGGGAACAGGTGGTGCCGGTCGAGCAGCTCGAGCGCGCCTTGCAGAAGGCTTTCGGCGAGGTGCGGGCAGGCCTGCGTAACGTGGTGCCGAGCCGGGCCGCCCGGCGCCTGATTGGAGAGACCGACGAAACCGCCTTCAAGGAAGTGTTGCTGGAAGAGGTTGACCAGGCGCTGACCGCGCTGGCCGACAATGATCTGATCTTCGAGGAAGACATCGAAGGCGGCGAGGTCGAAGAGGATGAGGGGGCGAAAGGTGAGTGAACGCCCGGGCTGATTTCTCCAATGCCCGCGCGATCATTCGCGCATCGCGCCGGGCCCGCGCTTTTCTGCGGCCGCCGCCCAAGCTGAAGCCTTCGGAATGGGCCGAGGCGAATATTCAGATCCCGGTCGGCAATGCCGTGCCGGGTCCGCTGCGTTTCGACAATGCCCCTTATCAGCGGGAAGTGGTGGACATGACCGCGGATCCGCGTTGCGAGCGGGTCACCCTGATGTGGGGCGCGCAGGTGGGCAAGACACAAACGGCGCTGGCGGCGCAGGCCTATCGGATCGCCTTTGACCCGGTGTCGCAAATGATGATGCAACCGAGCCAGGGCGACCTGACCACCTGGCTTGAAACCAAATTCAATCCGCTGGTCGATGCCAATACCGACATGCAGGAGCTGATCGCCAAGCCGCGCGGGCGGGATGGCGTCAACAACCAGCGCATGAAGAGCTATCCCGGCGGGTTTCTCATGTTCAGCTGGTCAGGGTCGCCGAAGACCATGCGCGGCCGGTCGGCGCCGTTCATCGTCTGCGATGAGACCGATGGCTATGACCGCACCCAAGAAGGCCACCCGGTAGGGCTGCTGTGGCAGCGGGCGGCGACCTTTGGCGACCAGCGTCTGCTGCTGGAAATCAGCACGCCGACGCTGAGGGGTGCAAGCTGGATCGAGACAGCGTTTCTGGAAGGCGATCAGCGGCATTTCCATGTGGCCTGCCCGCACTGCGGCCATGTGCAAACCCTGAAATGGTCGCAGGTGAATTGGGAAAAGGACGAAAACGGCGACCACCTGCCAGAGACGGCGACCTACCTTTGCGAGGGGGAAGGATGCGGCACCGCGTGGAATGATGGGGAGCGGGTGGCGGCGATCCGAAATGCTGAGCGCGAAGGCGGCGGCTGGATCGCAAAGAAGCCGTTTCGTGGGCATGCCTCCTATCATCTGTCTGAGCTTTACAGCTGTTTCCGGCGGCTGAAAGACATCGTGCAATCTTTCCTCGACAAGAAGGCCGCCGGGGATCTGCAGACATTTGTGAACGTGTCGCTTGCCGAGACTTGGGAAGAGGAAGGCGACCGACTCGAGGCTGGGGTGCTGATGAAGCGGGCGGAAAAGTTCGCGGCACCGGTGCCAATGGGTGCAGGCGTGCTGACTGCTGGCATCGACATGCAGACCGACCGCCTCGAGGTTGAGGTGGTGGGCTGGGGCTTGGGCGAGGAGTCCTGGTCGGTCGATTACCGGACCTTGTGGGGCGACCCGCTGCTGCCGGATGTCTGGCAGGAACTCGACGATCTGCTGTCGGAGATCTGGACCCATGAAACGGGAACCGAGCTGCGGATCTCTGCGGCCTGTCTCGATACCGGCGGCACAACCGGCGGCTATACGCAGGCGGCCTATGACTACGCCCGCAAGCGGCTGGGCCGGAAGGTGTTTCCGATCAAGGGGGTTGGCGGCTGGGGCCGCCCGATCGTCACCGCGCCGACGAAGATCCGGCAGCGTGGCGAGCGTCCTGTGCATCTGCACCCGATCGGCGTGGACGAGGCAAAGGTCGTTGTGGCGCAGCGCGCGCGGATCTCGGAGCCGGGCAAGGGTTATTGTCACTTTCCGCTTGGGCGTGATCCGGCCTGGTTCGACATGTTTACAGCCGAGGCGCTGCGCACCCGCTTTGTGAAAGGCTTCGCCGTCCGAGAATGGCACAACGTGCGCCCGAGAAACGAGGCCTTTGACTGCCGCGTCTACGCCTATGCCGCGCTGCGCATCTTGAACCCCAACATTGCCCGCCTGGTGCGCGCCTTGGAAGAGCTGGGCCAGGAGGTCGAGGACACCCCTGCGGATCAGCCTGATCCGGTGCCAAACGGAAAACCGCCAGAGGCACCAGAGGCGCCGACAGGCGAGCCTGCGAAAAAGCGCGGTTGGGCGGCCAAGCGGCGTCGGCGGCGCAGGCACTGAATAGGGCGAGAACGTGGGCGGAATTCCAAAGGAAATCGAGGCGGGGCTGACCTTCCGCGCAGTGGTTGAGCTGCCAAGCCTGCCAGCGCCAGAGTGGTCGCTGACCCTGCACCTGCGGGGCAAGTCGGTTGTCGATCTCGCCAGCAGCGCCGAAGGTGTCGACCATCTATTCGAGGCCGCAGCCGCGGTCACAGCGGCTTGGCAGCCTGGGCGCTATGCCTATGAGATCCGGGCGACGGATGGCTCGGACGTGCGCCGGGTCGAACGTGGCGAGCTGATCATTGCGCCGGATCTGCTAGCTCAAGGCGAAAACTTCGATAGCCGGGATCATGTTCAGAAGGTGCTGGATGCGATCGAGGCGGTGATCGAGAACCGCGCGACCATTGATCAGCAGAGCTATCAAATCAACAACCGGTCATTGCAGCGCACGCCGCTGAGCGAGCTGCTGCAGCTGCGCGCCCGCTATCGCGCCGAACTGGCCGCGAAAAAGAAAGCGCGCCGGGGCTTCGGCAGCGTCATCAAGGTGCGGATGCGATGATCAGAAACTGGTTCAAGCGATCAGCGCCGGTCGAGGCGCAGCAGGACCGTCGCACGCCGCCGATGCTGATGGCACCGCGCCGCCGGGGGCAGCGCATGTTTGCCGCGGCTGAAACTGACCGCATGACCAGCGGTTGGACCAACACGCCCATGCCTGCTGATCAGATCATCCGCCGCAATTGGCGGGTGCTGGTGGCGCGTTCGCGCGAGCAGGCAGCCAACAACGGCTATGCCAAGGCTTTCAAGGCGAGCGCGCGCCGCAATCTGATCGGCCAAAAGGGGCTGGTGCTGCAAGCGCAGGTGTCCGAGGGAGATGGCAAGCCAGACGCAGGCGCAAACAAGGCGATCGAGGCGGCCTGGCTCAACTGGTGCAAGGCCCGCAACTGCGACGTGAAAGGCCGCCGCACCTTCCGCCAAATTCAGAAAACACTGGTGAACGGTCTTTGCACCGATGGCGAGTTCATGGTGCGCCTGGTCTATGGGCGCGATGCCGGGCCTTGGGGCTTTGCTCTGCAGGTGCTCGATCCGGTTCTGTGCCCGGTGGATTTCGACGAGGAAAAGCGGCCCGGCGGGCGCTTCATCCGGGCTGGGATCGAATACAGCAAAATGGGCCGCCCTGTGGCCTATTACTTCACCACGCTGGAACCGTCGCAGGCGGATTACCACTATTCCGGGCGGGCGTTCATCCGAGTGCCAGCCGATGAAATCATTCATTGGTTTGAAGAGGATTTTGTGGGCCAGAAACGGGGCTTGCCCTGGATGGCCACAGCGCTTCTGCGCATGCGTCAGCTGGGCGAGTTCGAGCGCAGCGCCCTGAACAACGCCCGCGAAGGCGCCAACAAGGTCGGCGTGATCGAGTGGGACGAGGGGTATGGCCCGGCGATCGAGGATGGCGAGGAAGGCGAAACCTTCGAAGAGATCGAATTCGAAAGCGAGAGCGGGATCTACCATCAGATGCCCGGCGGTGCGCGCATGAAAAAGGTGGAAAGCCAGTACCCGAATGGCGAGCTGGCAGTGTTTTCCAAGCACATGCTACGCGGCGCGGCGTCTGCGCTCGGGGTTGCCTACAATGATTTGGCGAATGATCTGGAAGGCGTGAACCTGTCCAGCATCCGGCACGGGGTGCTGAGCGAGCGGGACCAATGGCAGGAACTGCAGGAAAGCCTGATCGAGGCCTTCGCGCTGCCGGTCTATGAGCAGTGGCTGGCACATGCGCTTTTGAGCAACCGTATCACCCTGGACAACGGATCTCCGCTGCCCGCAGCCAAGCGGTCGAAGTTCATGGCGGTACGGTTCCAGCCGCGGCGCTGGCAGTGGATCGATCCGGCCAAGGACGTGAAGGCCGACGCGGAGGCCGTCGACAATTTGTTCAAGTCCCGCGGCCAGGTGATCCGCGAGCGCGGCCGCGATCCGCGCGAGGTTTACGGCGAAATCGCCGCCGACATCGCGGCCATGCGGGAGGCCAAGATTCCCGAAAACGTCATCGAGGCGTTGATCACAGCAAAATCCAAAGGAGGGCAGGGCAATGGCCAAGCAGCCGATCCAGAAGCCGGAAACACCGGTGAAGGGGCCGACCAAGGAAATCCGAACACCAGCTGATCTGGTCGGGCGTACCCTGACCCGTGGGGTCACGCCGGAACAGATCAATGCGCGCGCCGAGGGCGGCCTGCGCCGGGCCGGTGAGGTTCGCGAGATCGATCAGGAAAAGCGCACGGTTGAGCTGGCGTTTTCCAGCACGATGCCGGTGCGGCGCTGGTTCGGCGATGAAGTGCTGTCGCATGAGCCCGAAGCTGTCCAGCTCGACCGCCTGCTCGACGGTGGCGCGGTTCTGGTCGGGCACGATTGGGATGATCAGATCGGTGTCGTGGAAAGTGCGCGCATCGATGCTGATGGTGTCGGCCGGGCGGTGGTGCGGTTCGGCCGCAGCCCGCGCGCTGACGAGATCTTTCAGGACATCATCGACGGCATCCGGCGGCATGTGTCGGTTGGCTACCGGGTGATGAAGATCGAAGAGGAACACCGCGAGGCGGAGCCGAACCTGGTGACCGTCACGCGCTGGGAGCCTTACGAGATCTCGATCGTGCCGGTTCCCGCGGATCCCAGCGTTGGGGTGGGCCGGGAACTGGAAATTCCGCCAGAGGGCGGCAGCCCCGCAGAGCGGCAAGCTGCGGGAGAAGTTACGGGCGCGGAAACCCAGCCCGCGGATACTCAGAAAAGGGATAGTGAGATGAAAACGATCATCACCCGCGACGCCGAGGGCAATCTGGTCCGGGCAAAAGTGGACGAAGACGGCAAGATCGTCGAAGTGGTCGAGGTGCTCGAGCGTGCTGGAGAGGCTGAAACTGCAATCGTGCAACGCGCGCAGGAGCAGGAAGCGACCCGCGTGCGCGAGCTGACTGAGCTCGGCCGAGAATACAACGCGCCGGATCTTGCAAACCAAATGATTTCGGAGCGGCGTGGCGTTTCGGAGATGCGCGAGCGTCTGCTTGATCACCTGCATCAGCGCAGCACCGAGAACCGCCAGATCAGCGAGCGCGGCGGCATCGGCCTGACCGATGGCGAGGCAGAGCAGTTTTCCTTCTTGCGGGCCATCCGTGCCCTGGCCAACCCGTCCGACCGGTCGGCGCAGGAGGCGGCCGCCTTTGAATTCGAGGCCTCGGACGCCGCAGCAGATGCGCAGGGCCGCGATGCGCAGGGCATCATGGTGCCGATGGAGGTGCTGATGCGTGCGCCTCTGAACACCGGCAGCGGCGGCGCCACCGCGGCGGATACCGGCGGGCACACCATCGCAAATCCGCTGCTGACCCAGAGCTTCATCCAGATGCTGCGCAACCGCACGATCCTGCTGCAGCTTGCGATGCCTCTGATGGGGCTGGTGGGCAATCCGGATATTCCGACCCAGGAAGGTGGGGCTACCGGTTACTGGATCGGCGAAGACGACGAGGCCGCCGAGGATCTGCTGAGCCTCGGGCAGCGCCAGTTCTCGCCGAAGACCGTTGCGGCTTATTCGGAAATCACCCGGCGCACCCTGAAACAGTCCAGCATGGATATCGAGGCGCTGGTGCGCAGCGATCTGGCGCTGGCTCTGGCGACATCGCTGGACCTTGCGGGCTTCTATGGCACGGGCACCGGCGATCAGCCTCTGGGGATTGCCAACACCAATGGCGTCAACGTGGTTGATTTCGGCGGCGCTGCTTCGGGCGGCGGGTCGGTTCTGCCGACCTGGGCGGAAGTGATCGAGATGGAAAGCCAGATCGCCGCGGCCAACGCCGATGTGAACCGGATGGCCTATGTGCAGAACGCCAAGATGCGCGGCCACTTCAAGAGCACACAGAAATTCGCCGGTACCAACGGGGCGCCGATCTGGGAGAGCGACAACACCGTGAACGGCTATCGCGGCGAGGTCACCAATCAGATTCAGGATGGCGACGTTTTCCACGGTGATTTCGGCAACGTCCTGGTCGGCATGTGGGGCGGGCTCGACATCACCGTCGATCCCTACACCCACAGCCGCCGCGGCCGCCTGCGCATCGTGTGCATGCAGGATGCTGACTACGTTCTGCGCCACCCGGCAGGTCTCTGCTACGGCACCGACGCCAGCTAACCCGCAGTGATCTTTGGCCCTGGCCGATTGTGGCCCGGGCGCTTTCCCCCGGAAGAGGACAAGAGACTATGAGCGACCAGAAAAAGCCCCAGAAAAAGACCTTCACCGTCACCAGCGCATTCGTCTGGGATGGCGGGATCAAGAAGCCCAAGGATACCGTCGAGCTGACCGCTACCGAAGCCCATGGCCTGATGAAGCGCGGCAAAGTCGAAGCGCAGGGCGGGGCCAAGGGCAAGGCTTCGGCCGCCAAGAAAGAACCGGCAGCCAAGTCGGGTGAAGGCGAGGGCGGCGCAAGCTGATGCCCGCACCTTCCTGGGAAGATGCTGACGCCTTCCTGCAGCTTGATGATTTCGCCATCGAGGCGAGCGTCACGCCGCAGGGGGGCGTTTCCCGTACCATCCGGGGCATTTTCGACGATCCGCATCTGAACGCCCAGCTCGGCGAGTATGAGGCCGACGCCAGCGAGCCGCGCCTCACCTGTAAGATGTCGGACGTGGCCGATCTGGCAGAGCAGGACCAGGTGCAGATCGGGGCGAAGATCTATTACCTACTGACCGCGCCGCAGCCGGATGGCACCGGCTTTGCGGTGCTGCGCATGGCCGAGGACTGAGGCCATGCTCGCCTTTGACTTCGATGCGCGGGAATTGAAACGCATCGCCGATGAGTTCGAGGCGAGCGAAAAAGACCTGCGGTTTGCCTATTCCCGCGCGTTGCGCCGCACCGCGCAGACCATGAAGACCCGCGCCCGCAAGGGGCTGCGCACCGAGCTGCAGCTGCGCACGGCGGCAGAGCTGCGCAAGCGCCTGCAGGGGTTCCGGTTCAGCCGCGGCAAGAGCCTGGGCGAGGTGCGCATGTGGTTCGGCCTCAATGACATGCGCGTGTCTGCCTTCAAGGGCCGAGCTCTGCGCACCGGCGGCGGCGCCCGGTATGGCGGGCGAGACTTCCCCGGAGCATTTGTCGGGCGAAATTCCAAGGGGCGGCCAACCGTGATGCGCCGGGCGACGCAGCGGGCCTATCCCATCAAGGAGGAACGCATGCCGATCGAGGACAAGGCGCAGATCCTCATTGAGGACGAGGTGTTCGACGAGATCGAAGAGGTGTTTTTCAAGAATTTCCGGGCCGAGGTGCGGGCCCGCACGATCTACGGTGTGGGGAAAGGATAAGCCATGGCCGACAATCTCGACCTGGATCAGCTGCATGACGCGATCAAAGCCAGGATCAGTGACCAGTTTCCAGCGCTGGCATCCGTCGAAGATTACGAGGCACCGCGGAAGTCCCTGCAGCTGCCCGCGGTGCTGATCGAGCTGGTGGACATGGAAATCGACCCGGACAGCGATCCGGGCACAGAACAGCTGCCTGCGGTGTCGAAATGGGTGGCGCGGGTGGTGATGAACTTCCGAACCGTGAAAGTCGAGCGCGAGATCCGCAAACTGGCCGGGGCACTGGGGGTGCTGGTGCAGCAAAACCGCTGGGGTCAGCGCGTGAGCCCGGCGCAAGTGACCTACATCGGGCCGGATGCCTTTGATCCGGAATTCGATAAGTTCGTAGTCTGGGCGGTCGAGTGGGATCAGCAGATCGATCTGGGGCAAAGCTTTTGGACCGGGGAGGGCGTGGTGCCTGAACAGGTGATGATCGGTTACTCGCCTGACATCGGGCCGGGGCAGGAGACTGATTACATCGAGATCGACGGGGGCGGCGCATGAGCTATGGAGCGGCACGCAATGAGCAGGCGCGCGAGGGCATAGTTCGCTTTGGCGTGGTGACGGCCGTGGATGCGGGCGCCGCCCGCGCCAAGGTGAGCTTTGGCGGTGAAAGCGAGAGCAACTGGCTGCCATGGCTGGCGGAGCGCGCCGCCACTATCAAAGTCTGGGCGCCAGTGGCCATTGGCGAGCAGGTGGTGGTGTTGTCGGAATCTGGAGACACTGCGCAGGGCGTGATTGTCGGATCGGTATTCAGCGCCAGCAACGCAGCGCCATCCGGTGATGGAGCGGAACACCGGCTGCAGCTGGGGGCTTCGTCGATCAGCGTGAAAGATGGCGCAATCGTCATTTCGTCCAACGGTTCAACCATCACAATCGACGCCGGGGGCATCAAACTCAATGGCGCCCGGATCGATCTGAACTGATGCCCGCGGTCACCAGAAAAGGCGATCTTTGCACCGGGCACGGCTGTTTCCCGCCCCGTGCTTCGACGGGTGGCAGCGGCAACGTGTATGTGAACGGAGTCCCTGTTCACCGCCAAGGTGACAGCTGGGCGCTGCATGGCTGCAATGTGTGCCCGCCGCATGGGGGCGCGCTGGCGGTTGGTTCCGCAACGGTCTTTGCCAATGGTAAACAATTAGGTCGCATCGGCGATCCTGTGGACTGCGGATCGTCGGTCGGTAACGGTTCTGGGGATGTATTTTCTGGAAATTAAGGCTATGTTTTTAAAGTATTTTCTTGGTTTGGTGCAAGTGGGTTTATCGCTTTCGTGGCGGTTTTGGGATAGCAGCTAGCTTGCTTTATATTCGCAGGAGGAATTTTCGTGAAAGGCCGAGAACTTATTAACACAATTTTTGGGGGGATTCGGGATTGGCTTCTAAGTCTTCAGGATCTTGTTGGCAGTGCACTTACAGTAGCGGCCATCGTCTCGATACTGGTTTTCGTGACAAAGGAAACCATTGAGTATTGCCGGAGGCGCGCTGCGTCGAGAAGGAAAATCCACGCTTTAAAGATTCTTATTTCCCGGGAGTTGTCGGAGGTGGTCCGTGGGATTAGCAACGTTCGAAGTGTTTTGGCTGACATTGAAAAAGGCTTTGACGACGTAGATGTAGAGATCTTTGTTGAGGAAGATGCTGAGAAGGCATTTACCCTAGAGATTTCAACGAAAGGGCATGGGCTCTGGTCAAGAACAAAAATATTGATGCCAAGAGTTGAATTGCTCGGGAAGCACACGCTCGATGTGGCAGTCGAAGACAAGAAAATGTTCAAAGATGTGCTCGAGGCGCAGGCCGCTGTATTTGTCGTTGAGCGTGTCATTTCGGAACTCATCGAAGGCATACGAGCGCGTGGTGGAGAAGGGTATTACTCTGAGCTCATCCGGCAGGGCGAGGCTTTTGACTTTATTGGCGGGCATTTTTCTGCTGACTTGCAGAACTCTGCGGCCAAGTTAAAGCGTATTTACAAAGAGTTGACCGGAGACGAGATTCGTTCTTTGCGGCTTGACTGATTTTTAGTGAAGCGGGAAAAATTTGTGCGTCCGCGTGGCTTGGTGAGCTTTAATAGTTGAAGAACCCCTAAAGAGGGAAAACCGCCAGAGGGCAGGGGGCTGCCAGCCCGGCCATGATCGCCGCATGATTGGCATCGACGCATCCACAGGAAAAGAACTCTCCGGCCTGTCGCATCTGCGGCAGTCGGTGCGGGATATCCTGACCACCCCCATCGGCACCCGTGTGATGCGCCGGGACTATGGCAGCCGTCTTTACAGGCTGGTTGATGCGCCCATGAATGATGCCACCCGTTTGGACATGATGGCGGCCACCTATGAGGCGCTCGAGACCTGGGAGCCACGGCTGAAGGTCGAGCAGGTTTCGGTAGAGATGCCGGAGCCGGGCGGCATCGTTATCTCGCTCGAAGGGCAGTATCTGCCGACCGGACAACCGGTCACGCTTGATGGTCTCGAGGTGCGCTGATGGCGGGCGGGTTCTCAGCAATTGATCTTTCCCTGCTGCCTGCGCCTGATGTTCTTCAGGCAGTGGACTACGAGGCGACACTTGCCGCCATGCTGACCGAGCTGCGCGCGCGCGATCCGGCCTTTAGTGCGCTGGTCGAGAGCGATCCGGCTTTCAAGATCCTTGAGGTGGCCGCCTTCTATCGCACTTTGGCTGTTCAGCAGCTGAACGATGCGGCGCGTGCGGTGATGCCTGCTTATGCCGCCGGTGCTGACTTAGACCATATCGCCGCGCGCTATGGTGTCGAGCGGCTGGTCATAGATCCCGGCGCTCCAAATGCCTTGCCGCCAATCGCTCCTGTGCTGGAAAGCGACGACGATTTCCGCCGCCGCATGTTCCTGGCTTTCGAAGGGCTGAGCACCGCGGGGCCGGTGGGCGCCTACATCTTTCATGCGCTGGGCGCGGATCCAGACGTGGCTGATGCCAGTGTTCAAAGCCCTACACCAGGCGAGGTGCTGGTCACTGTGCTGTCGCGCATCGGCGACGGGTCGGCCAGTGCAGAGCTGCTGGCGGCTGTCGGTTCTGTTCTGGATGCCGACGATGTGCGGCCGTTGACAGACCATGTCTCAGTGCAGGGCGCGACGATCCTGAGCTATGCCATCGACGCTACTCTGACCGTGCTGCCAGGACCAGATAGCGCGGTGGTGCGCCAGGCAGCAGAGGACGCGGTTGCGGTTTACGCCGCCCAACAACATCGGCTTGGCCGGGATGTGACGCTTTCCGGCCTCTATGCTGCCCTACACCAGCCCGGCGTTCAGAACGTCGCCTTGAACAGTCCGGTTGCCGACATCGTAGCAGGTGACGAACAAGCAGCCCATTGCAACGGAATTTCCGTGAATGTGGGAGGCGCAAGTGTCTGACAGCTTGCTGCCCCATAACGCGACCAGGCAAGAGCGCGCGCTCGAAACTGTCACGGGCCCGGCTATGGCACCGGCTGTGCTCTTGCGCGCGGTATGGGACCCGGACAGTTGCCCGGCGGACCTTCTGCCCTGGCTGGCTTTTGCCTTCTCCGTTGATGTCTGGAATCCAGAGTGGCCGGAAGAGACCAAGCGGGAAGTCATTCTGCGGAGCTTCGAGGTGCATCAGAAGAAAGGCACCCGCAAAGCCGTGGAGACCGCTCTGGCGGCAATTGGCTTTGGCACCGATCTGTCGGAATGGTTCGAGCATGGCGGCGATCCGTATACCTTTCGCATCGACGCGTTCGGCGAGGATATCTTTGACGCTGGGTATCAGGTCGACGCGGCTCTTTTGGCAAAGGTTGGCCGGATCGTTGAGACTGCGAAGCCAGCGCGCTCCCACTTCGAACTTCGTATCGGCGAGCGCTTTGAGGGTGGTGTCGAGATCCGGAGCGGTGCGCGCGCTTCGCATCTGCACCGGCTCGAGACAAATGCAGAGCTTCGCCCGGCACTGACGAATGCCGGGGCACAGCTCCGTTCGGGCGTGCGTGCAGCCGTGCTTTCCGAGGTGACGCATGATCCGCGCCCGCGGTCAACGCTGGCGCGGTTGGCCACCGCGATCGCGCCCTGCGTTCGGGTAAGGCTGATCAGCGAAGAATTCCATGATGTGAAAAGGAGGGCAGTAGCCTAATGCCGTCGACACTTCTGACCGATATTGCCGAGGCGAAAATCACGGCCGCCGCCGGTTCCGGAACCCAGGTCGCGATCACGCATATCGCGCTGGGCGATGGCAACGGCGCGAACTATGGCCCGAGCTTCTCGCAAACCGCACTGCAGCGCGAGATGGCGCGCCAGGCCATCGAGACCCGCCACATCGTCGGCAGCAATGCCTGGCGCGTTAAAGCCGAGTTCGGCCCTGACACCCCGGCGTTTTACGTGCGTGAGATGGGCTTTTTCGATGCCGACGGCGACCTAATCGCCATTTGGGCGGGCAATGATGTGCAGGCCCGTCAGACGGGGGCGATCACCTATCTAGTCGATCATGTGCTGAGCTTCACCCGTGTCGCTGAGGGAGTGTTGATCGTCAACGCGCCCGATGACGAACTGTTCGATTACGCAATCGCCAATCTGACTGAGCAAGCATCACAGCGCTTGGCCCTTTTCAGAATGAGCGAGGCTTTCAAGCAAAATACCGGAACCTACCCAGGAGTTTGAATATCATGTCCATGGAAGCGATTACGGCTGCCACAGCAGCGTTGACCGCCGCCGCCGAAGCCTTTGACGGTAAGATCGGTGAAATCGACCAAGCGCTCGCCGATTTCACAGCGAGCGTTAATGCCGGAATTGCGGGGGCCATGCGGTTTCGCGCCACAGTTGATCCTGACCTTCCAATCTCAGATCCGAATGCACTGGACTTTCAGACTCTGAAAGAGGCGCTGGACGCGGCTCCGGCCGGGGCCGACGTGGAGATCCGCATCCCCGCGGGGCGGACCGTCATCCTGCAGGATGAAATCCTGATGGTCTGGCCCACAGTGCGGTTCATCAAGGATGGGGCCGGTCTGAACCCTGTTCTGCAGGTCAGCAGCTATGTGAACGGGAGCGCGAAAAACACGTTCTACCGCTTCGTCGGCCTCGGCAACCCGTCCATTCTGTTCCGCGAGGTCGACATCCAGATGGCAGACAAGGCCGATCCGGCGGAGGATTGGACTTCGGGCGCACATTTCATCGGCTTGCGGGACGGCGGCGGCGGCATCACCCTCGGTGTCAAAAACTGCGCGATCTCCGGCCCGGCAGGGGTCTTTCTCATGTCGGCGAAAATCGGCGGCGCAGGCACCTGTTCCATTGAAAGCTGCACGGTTGATGCGGTGCAGGTTCTGGGTGGGACAACGCTTGCAGTTTACTTGCTCTCGGCCTCCACGGTGACCCTGGAGAACGGCGCGACCTTCTACGGCGGCGGAGCGACCCAGGCAAACATCGTCGAAAACCTGATCAACATTACTGAGGTGCCCTGATGCGACTGACACTTACCCACGATGGCCGCAAGTTCATCAATTGTGCTGCGGATGAGCTTACCGCAGCAGGTGTGCCGCCAGGCGTGATCGATGCTGCCTTTGCTGCTTTGCGGCAGACCGCCGTGTCTAATGAGTGCCGCAACCGGATCTATGCATCGGTGTCCAAAGAAGCGCAAAGCAACATTGCCACCGCCAGTGCGTTGATCGCGGCCAAGGATGCGAATGTCCGCTCCGAGGGAGAACTCCAGATACTGGCCGTCGCGGGCGATCTTTCGGCGTGGGTTGCTGATATGCGCGCCACATCGGAAGCGCTGACCGCGGATGAAGCTGCCGACTACACCGATGCCTCTGCATGGCCTGCGGTGCCGACCTCCCTGGCCGGGCTGGTGGCCCAGTTCTAAGGCCAACACCAAAGATTTGAGCAGGGCGCCGATCCCGGGCGCGGTTCGGAAATCCGCCAGAGGGAACGGCGCCCGTTATCTTTCATTCTCGTTGCAACATGCAGTTAGCAGCGAGGATGAAATGGCTGGTTTTCTCCACGGCGTCGAGGTGCTCGAGATCGATACGGGCCCGCGCCCGATCCGCACCATTTCCACCGGCGTCATTGGCATTGTCGGCACGGCGCCGCAGGCCGACGCAAACGCCTTCCCCCTGAATACTCCGGTTCTGGTTGCGGGCAGCCGCGTCGAGGCGTCCAAGCTGGACACCACGGAAGATGGCAGCGGCGGCGGGACCCTGCCAGGAGCGATCGACGGCATTTTCGACCAGATCGGGGCGGTGGTGATCGTGGTGCGTGTCGATGAGGGCGTCGACGACGCCGCAACGCTGGCCAACGTGATCGGCGGTGTGAACTCCGGCACCGGCCAGTTTGAGGGCGTGCACGCGCTGCTGGGCGCCGAGAGCGTTGTCGGCCATGCTCCGCGCATTCTTTGTGCGCCGGGCTGGACCCACCAGCGCCCGGAGGATACCGGCAACCCCGGCACCTACCTAGCCAACCCTATAGTTGCCGAGCTGGAAGGCATCGCAGATCGCATCGGCGCGGTGATCATCGCGGACGGGCCAAACACCACCGACGCAGCCGCGCAGCTCTATGCAGGCGACTGGGGTACCTCCGGCCGCATCTATGTGGTCGATCCCTGGGTCAAAGTGCTCGACAGCGCCGGGGATGTCGTTGACGAACCAGCATCAGCCCGCGTGGCGGGTGTGATCGCCCGCACCGACAATGACCGCGGGTTCTGGGTGTCGCCGTCCAATCAGGGGATTTATGGCATCATCGGCACGTCGCGGCCGGTCGATTTCAAGCTGGGCGATCAGTCGAGCCGTGCCAACCTGCTGAACGAAAATGACGTCGCGACTATCATCCGCCAGGACGGCTACCGCCTCTGGGGCAACCGGGTGCCGACAGCGGACCCGAAATGGCAGTTCCTGTGCGTGCGCCGCACTGCGGATGTGCTGAACGAAAGTATTCAGCGTGCCCATATGTGGGCCGTTGATCGCGCGATCACCAAGACCTACATGGACGATGTGGTCGAGGGCGTGAACGGCTTCATTGCTACGCTGATCGCCCAGGGGGCGCTGCTGGGCGGCGAGTGCTGGGCTGATCCGGATCTGAACACCCCGGCCAGCATCCAGATCGGGCAGGTGTGGTTCAACTTCGACTTCACGCCGCCCTATCCGGCCGAGCGGGTGACCTTCCGCTCGCATCTCACCAATGAATATATCTCGGAGGCGCTGGGCTGATGGCTATTCGCAACATCCTGAAGAACTTCAACCTGTTCGTTGATGGCCGCGGGTTCGCGGGCGAGCTGGGCGACTATACCCCGGCCAGCCCTTCGATTGCGGCGGAGGAATACCGTGCTGGCGGCATGGACGGCCCGACCGACATCGATATGGGCATGGAGAAGATGACCACCAGCTTTGTTCTGCGCAACTACAGCGCAGACGTGCTGGCGCTCTGGGGCATCGCGCCCGGCGTGCTGATCCCGGTCACCGCCCGCGGCGCGCTGGAAAGCGAGGATGGCACCGTCACGCCGGTGATCCACAACATGCGCGGCAAGATCATCCAGCCTGACCGGGGCACCTGGTCGCCGGGCCAGTCTGCCACGCTCACCGTGAACATGACTCTTGAGGCGTTCAAGGAAACCATCGGCGGGCAGGTGATCACCGAGATCGATATCATCAACATGGTGCGCATGGTCGGCGGGGTGGATCGCCTGGCCGAGCAGCGCGCGGCCCTGGGCATCTAAGGAGTCCCCATGACCCAAGAGAACAAACTGCCGGACTACATCACCGAAGGCTCTGACGGCGAGCTGACCGTCGATCTGCTGCGCGGCATCGCCGTAGATGGCACATCGCAAAAGTCGCTGACCCTGCGCGAGCCCTGCGTTGATGACATGCTCGCGGCGGAGAAGACCGCCAAGAGCGACACCGCCATGTCCGAGGTGATCCTGATCGCCAACCTTGCGGGTGTGGATCCTGCAGCGATCCGGTCGGCCAAGATGAAGGACTATTCGCGCCTGCAGGAGGCGCTGGGGTTTATGAATGGCTGACGCCGGAGGCGGCGCGCGCCGGGGTTCTTGCTCTGGCGCACGTCACCGGCTGGTCATGCGCTGAAATCACCGAAATGAGCGGCAGCCGCTTCCGCTGGTGGCTTGGGGGTCTGGATGGCAAATCAACGCCTTAACGCCACCATCACAATCGGCGGCGTTCTCGGGAAATCGTTCAAGAAGAACATCGGCCTGATCCGTTCGGGGTTCGATAGCGTCGGCGACAGCATCAAGGATGTGAAGAAGCGGCAGAAAGAGCTGTCGCGCCAGCGCGCTGATCTGATCAAACAGGGTCGGTCGGTCGAAGCGCTGGACCGGGAATATGAGGACCTCGAGCGCACGCTCGAGGATCTGGTACGCAAGCAACGGCGCTGGGAGCGCGCCCTGCGCGACAGCAACCGCGTCGGTGAAACCTTCGGCAGGATGACCCGCAACATTGGCCGCCTTGGCCGCCAAGTGGGGGCAGGGCTTGCTGCTGCGGGGGTGGGTGTCTTTGCGCTGGCCAGCTCGACCGCCTCTTACGGCGATCAGGTTGCAAAGACTGCGGGCAAGCTGGGCATCGGCATCGAGGCGCTGCAGGAATTCCGCTATGCGGCCGAGCGCTCCGGCGTATCCACCGAGACTTTCGACAGCTCGCTGACCGCGATGCAAAAGCGTCTGGGCGAGGCAGCGCAAGGCACCGGTGCCGCGAAAAAGGCGCTGGACCAGATCGGGCTGAGCGCAAGCGATCTGATTGCCATGGGGCCAGAGCGCGCCATGGGGGCAATTGCCGACAAGCTGCAGGGGATCGAGGCGCCAGCCGAACGCGCGGCCATTGCGGCGGCCCTGTTCAGCCGTTCGGGCATCGGCATGGTCAACATGCTGGGCAAAGGATCCGACGCGCTAACACAGTTGCGACAGGATGCCCGGAGCACCGGCTACGTGCTAAGTGAGGAAGCCGCGCGCAATGCCGAAAAGTTCGCGGACGCGCAGCTCGACGCGCAGCTGACCGTCAAGGGGTTGAAGAACACCATTGGCGCCGAGCTGATGCCGGTGGTCACCCGATCGATGAAGAGCTTCAGTGCCTGGGCGGTGTCGAACCGCGAGGGCGTGGCCAAGTTCGCCGACACCGCTGCGCGCAAGCTCGAGGCCGCCGTGCCGGTGATCGGGCAGGTTGTTGAGGGCATGGGCAAGGTATCGTCGACGATTGGCGGGGTGATCTCCAAGGTCGCGACCATGGTCGGCGGCTGGGAAAACTTCGGAATGATCATCGGCGGGCTGTTCGCCGCCCGCACCATCGGTAGCATGCTGAGCTTTGGCTTCGCTGTCGGCCGTCTGGGGGTGTCCTTGGCCGCACTGGTGCCGTGGGCATCTGCAGCGAGCGGGGCAATGGGCGCGCTTTCCGGTGGCCTTGCCCTGGTGAAAACCGGCGTGGTTGCGGTCGGCCGGGCACTGCTGATGAACCCCATCGGCCTTGCCGTCGCGGCCATCGCGGGATCTGCGTATCTGATCTATAAGCATTGGGACAAGGTCGGCCCTTGGTTTGGCAAGCTCTGGGGTAATGTCAAACAGACTTTCAAGGGGATCGGCGGCTTTGTAAGCGGCGTCTGGCGCGGTGATTGGGACGCTGCGGCAGACGGGCTGTCGACTGCGTGGAAGGGTGCCAAGGGCTATCTGGCCACCATTCTCGACGGCATCGGCGGTGTGTTCCGGTTCGCGTGGGACAAAGGCATCAAGCCGATCACCGATAAGCTGGGGATCACCGATCACATCACCGGCGCTTGGGCCAAGGTCGGCCCGTGGTTCAAGCGCCATTGGGACGGCGTCAAAGCGACGTTCGGTGGCTTTGGTCGGTTCGTCGGCGGTGCGTGGCGCGGTGACATGGACGCGGCGGCCGCCGGGCTTGCGGCGGCGTGGGAGGGTGGCAAGGCCGTCCTGTCCAATGCGCTCGATGGAATCGGCTCCGCTTTCCGGTTCGCTTGGGACAACGGCATCAAGCCTGTCACTGACAAGCTGGGGATCACTGATCACATCACCGGCGCATGGGCAAAGGTTGGTCCGTGGTTCGAACGCCATTGGGACGGCGTCAAGGCGACGTTCAGCGGGGTTGCCGACTTTGTCAGTGGCGTGTGGCGAGGCGACCTGAACGGGGCTGCGGCGGGGCTTGGCACCGCATGGGATGGCGCAAGGTCGGTGCTGTCGAATTCTCTGGACGCGCTGGGCGGCGTGTTTCAGAGGGTGTGGTCCAATGTCATCAAGCCGGTCACCGACAAGCTCGGTGTGACCGAACCGATCACCTCGGCGTGGGAGCAGGCCCGGGGGGGGATCGACACGGTGATGACCGGGATCGGCACAGCGCTGCGCAGCGTGTATGACGGCACCATTGGCCCGGTGATCGAGGCGCTGGGCGCGACCGGCGGGATCTCGGTCGCTTGGAATGAAGTCAAAACGCCAGTCGGCGCCGTGATCGACTGGCTCGGCGAGAAGTTTGATTGGCTCATGGGCAAGCTGGAGCCAGTTCTGAACGGGCTGTCCTGGCTGCGCGACAAGGGCGCCGGGGCCGTCGAGGGCGTTCAGGGAATCGGTTCGGGCCTTCGCAGCTGGTGGAATGGGGAAGAGCAGGGGCAGCCCGGCAGCACACCTGCGGATACTGCGGCTTCAGCGGAGCAACCAGCGCCCCCAAGCAATCCGCGCAGCGGCCGAGCTGTACCGAAAAAGATCTCTGGCTCCTATCTGGGCGGCACGATCGGGCGCGGCTTCCGCGAAGTCGGTGAGCAGGGGCCGGAAACGATCTGGACCTCGAAGGGCGGCTACGTGGCGCATGCCAATGCGACCGAGCGGCTGGCGAGGCTGTCCGACCGCGCCGCACCGTTGCTTGATGCGCTGGGTGGTGGCCTGCGCAGTGTGATGGCCAAGGCCGAAACAGCGGCGGCGCCAGTGGTGCAGCAAGTGCAGTTGGCCGCCGAACGCATGGCACCGGCAGCGATGCCAGCCCAAGCACCGGCGCCGCAACCTGCCCCGGTGGTGATCCATGCCCAGATCAACGCGCAGCATCTGAGTGCCGTGCAGATCGCCGAGGAATTGGAGCGCCGTGGCCGCGCTGCGCAGGCTGGCGCGCTCTATGACCAGGCGCATGATTATGGCCAGTACGGGGGCGGATGATGACAGGCACAATGCTGCAGCTCGGCAGCTATCAGTTCAGCATCGACAACGCGGCGTACCAGACCCTGCAGCGATCGACAGAATACCGCTGGGCCGCGCAGGAGCGGATCGGCGCGGCCGACGCGCTGCAATTCACCGGCTTCGGCTCCGACACCATCACGCTGCAAGGGGTGATCTATCCGCATTTCCGGGGCGGCCTCGGTCAGGTCGACAAGATGCGCCTGACCGCATCGCTGGGGTTCCCGCTGCCGCTGGTGGCGGGCACGGGCCGGGTTCTGGGCGTGTGGGTGATCGAGGGCGTCCGCGAGGGGCAGCGTACCTTTGCCACGCAGGGCGCGCCGCTGCGGCAGGACTTCACAATCAGCATCAGGAGATATGATGGCGGGCTCCGCAGTCTTCTACCGTTCTAAAGAGGGCGAGACAGCCGACGAAATCGTCTGGCGCCACTATGGCAACCAGGTCGCGGGGGCGCTCGAGATCGTGCTGCAGGCGAACCCGGGGCTTGCGGCCCTGGGGCCGATTCTGCCGATAGGCACCCGGATCGAGCTGCCGGAGATTGAAGCACCGAAAGAGGCGGAGGCGGTGCGGCTATGGGATTGATGGATTTCCGGCCATTCTTCCGGGTGTTGGTCGACGGGAAGGACATCAGCAGCACCCTTGCGCCGCGGCTGGTCAGCCTGACGTTGACAGATGCCGCCGGTGTTCAGTCCGACCAGGTACAGATCACGCTCAGCGATACCACACTGTTCGCCAAGCTGGCCGAGCCGAAGGCCGGAGCCGAGATCCGCGTTTGGCTCGGCTACCCTCTGCAGCTGAAGTATATGGGGCTGTTCACCGCCGACAGTGTCGAGGTGGCGGGGCCACCTGACCAGATGACGATCACCGGTGTGGCCTCGGTGAACGGCGAGACCTCGGGTGGCAAGACGGCACTTACCGACCAGAAAAAGCGCAGCTGGCCCATCGGCACCACGATCGGCGTCATGGTCACCAAGATCGCGGGAGAGCACAGCCTCGAGCATGCGGTTTCTGAAAGCCTGGCAGAACTCGCGCTGCCGCACATCGATCAGATCGACGAAAGCGACATCAACCTGCTATCCCGCGTAGCGCGCGATCACGACGCCATCGCCAAGCCCGGAAATGGCCGACTGGTCATGGCGAAGCGGGGGGAAAGCCTGACCGCCTCCGGCAAGCCGATGCCGGTGCTGGCGCTGACGCCGAAGAAGGTGAGCCGCTGGCGCTATCGCAACAGTACCCGGGAGAAGGCCGGTTCGGTGGTCGCCGTCTATCAGGACCTCGGCCAAGGCAAGCCGGTGGAATGCACCGCGGGCGAGGGCGAGCCTGTCCAGCGGATCAAACGCCGGTTTCCAAACCAGGCAGCGGCACAAAAGGCGGCCGAGGCCGAGCTGCAGCGATTGCAGCGCGCTGGGCGGTCCCTGTCGGTGTCGATGCCGGGCGATCCGGATGCCATGGCCGAGGCCAAGCTGCGGGCGGCCGGATTCCGGCCCTATGTCGACGGCGAATGGCTCATCACCAAGGCAACGCACAGCCTCGACAGCGGCGGTTATCGCACCAGCGTCGAGGCTGAGCCCCTATCCAGAGAATAGCACCAAGTTTGCCAGCACTAGGAAGGCCGCGGCAGCGATGGTGATAACCCCCCAAATAAACCGAGCATCGCCGCTTATTTTCAGGCTTCTCCGCCCGTCTGTCGCCTCAATGCTGTTATTTTTTATGGCGGGATCGGAGATCCTGTGTTTATAGTTGCTCATATATACTGCTCCTTTTTTTGGAGTGGTTGCATCTGGGCGCGAGGCGAAGCTTTGGTCGGTTAAGCCTTGCGCCTTTTCATATTCCGGTATCGATACACGAATGGTCAACGCAAAATTTACGCCTTGGAAAGCAACTTTGCTGTTGACGCTAACTGCAGTTTGAATGGTCGGATCGGCTCATTCCTTTCCGTATTTTGTTCCGCTCGGCGGGTTGGGGTCTATATCTTGGCTACCATACCAGAGAGCCGCTTTAGCTCCTATCTGGGAATCTCTGTGCATAACATGTGCATGTCAGCGCCCCGATTGGAGGCATCTGCCCCCGATTTCTGGCGGACAAAAGAATGATACCCTGTTCCAGAGAATGCTTGGAATGCCTCTGTTCCCGGGGGCCTTGATGCGTTCACGCTGTGTTTTGGGAAATGAGAAAGCTAAAGCCCTGAATTGAAACAATCCGGGCTATACTTAGATTATGGCGCTGAAGATCTAGCGGTGCCCGCGCAGAGGAACCACCTTTGCTTGGGTACCGGTGACAAAATCCGACCATCTCTGCATAAGAATCCGGCGCTGGTCCAGCAGGTCAGACCGGGCATATGAGCGCTCGACCTTGTTACCCAGAATGTGACCAAGCGCTGTCTCTGCTACGTCATAGCTGCTGGCCTCTGTATCCTGCACCCACGTCCGGAACGAGGTTCGGAACCCGTGCGGGCGACCCGGTTCGCCGAGCTGGTTCAGTACCTTTGCAACGGCGACGTCGGTAATGCAGCTGTTTCGATAGCTTGGGAACAGGTAGTCAGATCGCCGCGTTGCCTTTGCTTCCTCGACAACCTTCATCGCCTCAGTTGACAGCGGAACGCGGAAATCGTCGACGCGCCCCTCGCGGCCCTTGATGCGATCGGCCGGAACCGTCCAGAGATCGCCGTCGATTTCATCGAATCGCGCACCGCGCACCCCCATTCCCCTTACCGCTGTAAGGATCAGGAACCGAAGCGCCAGGCGCGAAGATCCCAGCCCCTCCAATTTCGGGTAGAGGCCCGGGATTTCCTGCCATGGCGTTGCCGCTATCGACTTTGTTTTGTGCCTGACCTCTCCAAGCATATGCTTGGCCGCATCGACGGTGAACGGGTCAACGTCCAGCCCCATCAGCCGGGCCTGCTTAAAGATGATCCCGAGTCGCTGGATCGCCTTTTCGGCAGTTGGCGGCTTCGACCGCCAGACCTTCGACAAGGCTTTGTGAATGTCTTTCTGGTGGATCTCTGAAATGCGCCGGTCGCCGAGTTCCGGCAGAACATAGAGCTGGATCGGTGAGAACCAGCGCCCGCGCTCGCCATCCCCTCGCAGACCTGCTTTCCGCGCTTCAAAAACAGTTTTCGCCACCTCTTCCAGCGTCGGATCTTGGCGGTCGAGTTCGGCCAGTTCTGCGGCAAGCAGGCGGTCCCGCTCGGCAATCGGATCTTTGCCGCTGCCCAGCACCGCCTGCCATTTGTCCCGCTGCTGCCGCGCCTCTGACAGGGAAACGTCGGCGAGCGTTCCGAGGCCCATGTCGCGACGGCGGCCGGAAATCGAATAGCGATAGATCCACTTTCCAGCTGTTTCCGTTTTCTTCAAAGACAGCCCGCCGCCGTCCTGATAGGTGCCGGGACCGGCCTTCTTGATCTGCATGGCTGTCAGCTTGTTTCTCGCCCTAGACATTCCGGCCCCCTCTCAGTCCCACAATTAGCCCCACAATTGAGGCGCGATTTCAGGCTTTCGTGTGCGACAGCCTGCAACAATTTTCCCGTTAAGTCGCTGACACCATTGCCTGAAAGGAGATTGTTGGCAACACACAGCAACAGGTGCGCGGTTCCTCTCGACCGCACCATTTCATCAGAAATGAAAATTGTCCCCCCTTGTTGGGATGCCGGTGTGAATTTCAATTTAGTGACGGTTCAGTTGAAGCAGCGCACATTCGCGCGGCTTGAGCGTGATCCGTGCAGTAGGTCCATACTCTTGCCAGTCTGACATGAGGTCGAGAATCTCGGCTCGGGTGTCCGCGTCAAAAG